AGAATGTATTTCCCGCCCGTGGTGATCTTTCCGAGCACCGCGCCGCGGACCAGATTCTGACCGCTTAACAGCGTGATAGACCGGCTTAAAACCGAGTGTTCACCGCCAATGAGATTATCGGCAGTCGATGATGTCGAACTAAAAGATGCAGGCATCTATTTACCCTTTCCATTATTGTGCAGCGCGAGCGTGGACTTAATGGATACGGCGTCTGAGTCAGCGCCGCTCGTTTCGTCCTGTCCCACTTCAGGATTCTTGACGTTCGCCATGTGCGCGGCGAAATCATTGGTTTTGGTTTCGGCCTTTGGCAAAGACGTAAGAATCTTCTTTACCAGGTCGAGGGACAGGTCAGATTCGAGCGCAAGCGTCTGCGCCTGCGAAGCGCGGCCAGCGGCCTCTTCGCAAGTCAGGATCGCTTTCACCCGAGCGCGTTCGCCGTTGACGGATTCGGCGCGAATCGCCGCAACGTCAACCGGAGGTGTAGCGGAGATGTTTGGCTCCGCCGTTTGTGTACTCATAAGTACTCCTTTATTCGGATTATTGACGGCGGACCCGCCAAAACTGTAGGTTGGAGATACGTTTTCAAGCGCCGCAAGCACGCCCTCAAAGCTCCCCAATCGGTCGGCCATGCCGGCCGCGATAGCCTTACGGGCGATCAAAACGCCGCCCTGCCCAAAGTCTGAAATGATTGTTTCAGCGGCCACGCCGCGATATTTAGCGATGGCTGAAATGAACTCATCGGCCAAATCGTCAGTCGTGGTTTGAAGTACGGAACGGCCTTCGTCTGTCGCCGGGTCAACTCGCTTTTTAGGCGATTGGGATGAGACGAATTGAAATGTTTTCACGCCGCGGGCTGCGTCCTGCATACTCCTATCAACCATCGCCATGACCACGCCGATTGACCCGGCCATAGCAGTCTCCGCTAAAACAATTTCACTGGCCGCCGCCGCTATCCAGTACGCGCCGGAGGCCATGAGATCCCCGCCATACGCGACAATCTTTTTATCACCGCGCGCAGCGTAGATTTGCGCCGCGAACTCGGCCACGCCTGATACTTCCCCGCCCGGCGAATCGATGTTGAGAAGGATAGATTGTACCTGGGAATTGGCGCGCGCTTTTTCAAAAGCAATAGCCATGGTATCAATACTGCTGGCGCCTGAGATATCTGTGAAGATATTTGAATACCGAAAAATCGGGCCGGAGACGTTGACTATGGCCGTCGAGCCGCGCATCTCCAGCACACCGCCCTGATCGGATGTTTTCGCTTGCCGCGCGGCCACAGCCTCAAAATCGGCAGTATGGTCGCGCTGAGCGATATCGAGGATTAGCCGCAAGTTTTCCTCGCGGATCACCCACGGCTGATTGGCCGCGAAATCAAAGGCTCTCATGCCGGCATTACCTCCTGCGCATCATCACCTGTATCTGGAATGAACGAACCAGGAGCCCCCGGCAAGATCGGCGTTTGCGCCGGCAAGCCCAACTCTTCCAGCCTGCGCATTTCGAGCGCCCGCTGATCCTGCACGTCTTCCCAGTCCTCGCCCTGTTCCGCGCACTCGCGTTCCAAAGTGGAGATCCCGATAGCCATGCGGACCTTGGTCGCTTCTGCTTCCTTAACCGGGTCCACCCAACCCCGCGGCGGCCAGCCCCACACGCAACGCCCGTATGCGTACATGTTCTCGTAAAATCCTGGGGCTTCAATAAACCCGCCGTTTACCTGCTCTTCGAGCCAGAGAATGTAAACCGGATTCAGCCAAAAGTCAGTGAGCCAGCGGCGGCGGCCTACGAAAAATCGGTAGGCCTCCAACAAAGAAGCCCGCGCGCTGCTGTAATTCGTCTTCGAAAAATCCTTCAGCAGCAATTCCCGCGGCAGGCCGACGCCGACCCCGATGTGCTGATAAACCGCCTCCGTGAACGCGGTGAACTGATCCGATGGCCGCGCCGGTGCCCATGGCGTCATTTTCGTGCCCGGCATAACCGGAATGATCGCAGCGCCACGCAGCGGTGCAATATATTGAGCCTGATTGTTGGCGTAGTCCTGCCACTTCGCATCGTTCGTATCGGCACCAAGCATAGTGGCAACATCTTCAGCGGGAAGCGGGGTTTCCATGAACGCAGCGACGAACGCATTAATGAGCGCCGCCTGCATTTCGGTCCTAACGTAAGTATCCGCCATGCGGAACTGCGGCAATACAGCCGCCAATAACGGCTTCCCGCGCGTCTGCCCGGTCCTCTCTTTTTCGTGGATGTGCAATACCCGAGCGCGTCCCCAACTGGTCTCGGAAGGAATACGCTCCCATTCGCCAGGCGCGTTAATTCCCCAACTCATATCGCCAGGATGCGTTTTCCGAATATGGTATGCCACTGGTCGCCCGTAGCGGTCGAGTTCCACACCGCCGCGCAGCTTATCAGTATCCGCCCGGTTGTCTGGATTGCACAGGCGGTCAGACTCCACCACCTGAAAACGAGTTTGGAACGTGCTGCCCTTCCATGGCAGCCAAAGCGGGAGCGCGATAGCTTCGCCGTTTACCAGACCGGCGCGAAACACTTGCCCGGTTTGCGCTGCGAAGGTCAGCGTCCAAGCCGCGTCAGATTCCTTGGTTTCGGCATAGGCGCGCCATCTAGCCTCAGTCTTCTGGCCCCACTCGGCAGCCCATTCTCGCGACTTGCCCAACGCGCGGAAGTCTGGCTTGGCCTTCAGCCTAGCCCCGGCCCCCACGACGTTGTCATGAGTCGTCTGAACGATCCCAGCGCCGATTCCGTTGTTCCTGGTGATATCACGGGACCGTTCACGCAGCACTGCTAGGTCCGGCAGTAAATCAGCATCAGCCGAGCCTTTAGACGGCCACCAATTTTGCACCTCTTTCGCTGTTCCTGATGCGCCCAAATGCGCTCCGCTTGACAGCGATAGAGACGATGCCGAGGCGGACGGATAGAGATCGTGCCCGTATTCGGCGGCCAGCGAAAGTAGAGTTTCTATTGCCATTACATGTCCGGCGAGAAATAAATCGGGCGTTGCCGGTATCCGGTCGTAACCGCGCCGATCTGGCCATCGAGCCACGAAATGTAGGACTGTAAATCAGCCATGCTCATAGCCGCAAACCGCGTGCGAATACCGTTAGGCCCGCTGATTTCCTCCACTACGCCGCCGATGGCGAAGCGGTGCATAGCGGCGCGTGCCGCGACTAGCAATACTTCGAGTTCTGCTTGTGTCATATCCACCCATCGTTAGTCACAATCGGTCTAGGCGCCGTGAACCTTTTCGGAACATCCGGAACGCCAAAAGCCAGCTTCGGAGCACTCGCTTCGATCCTTTGTTTTAGCCGCGCCCAATCCGATGTTTTCATGCGATGCACGTTGCAATCCCAGCCAGCAGCCATGTTGTAAATCCGCGCGTCGAGTGCTTCGTTGCGGGGCCTGATCTGCTGGTATTCGGTCTTTGCCCGGCCCGTCCGGTCTCGCTTCGTGACAAGTTGTTCCGCACAAAGTTGCTTGAAATGCTCATCACCGTAGGTCGTATCCAGCGGAAAATGACAGTAGCCTTGCGGATAGTCCTGCCCGGTCGATAATTCCTGTGCCGTTGGCGCGCGCTTGGTCAAATCAGAGTACAAAGTCCCTTTGAAAAAATCGACGTTAATAGTTCTGAGGATCGCCCCAAACTTATCGATCTTTCCGCTCTTTTTGAGCTCTACCGCCTTCGGTCGGCTCACCGGCTGATCGGATCGGTTATCGCCCTTAACCGCAAACACCCGCGCCCGCGGTTGCTTCTGCACCCACCGATACACCGCGCTCGTAGTAGAGCCGTCGCCTGAGTCAACGAACATGCGCTCGATACCCATCAAGCCGCCGGATTCATGCGGAAACATTTCATACAAAATCTTTTCCAGCCGGTCCCACACGTCCGGCTGTGCCGGATCGCCGTGCAAAATGCGGTAGTCAATTGACCAGGTCTCCCGATTGTCGCCATGCGCCAGAATCTCAACCTCAAGCCGACCGCCGTCGGCGCGCTGTACGTCAACCGCCGCGGTTAACAGCAACCCGCCCATCGGCACCGTGCCGGCAGAATACGTAGGGTCTCGCCGGTCCAAGATTTGCCTCCATTCAGGCGCCTCCCCCGGCTCCCGCCACAGTTCAGACAATTGCTCGTTGATGAACGTCTTGAGCATGTGCGCATTCCCTTGCGCCGCAAGCCATTCATCGACCATCGCCGATAGCTTCGTACCCATGCGCGCCAGCCCGGATACACGAAACCCAGCGATACCGTTGAACGGCGCCGTCGCGCTGTACCTCCCGTGCCGCGATGCCTTCCATCGCTCTACATCGTTCCATGCCGCGTCACAATGCGCACAAAAATATCGGGCGCTTTCCGCCTGCAAATGCCTCGGAAGATCCTGCTCCCAACGAACCTGCGTGCGCCAGTTCGGAATTTGGAACTCCCCGCACGTCGGACACTTCAGATGGTACTCTCGCTGATCCGATTGCAGCCATGCCGCTTCAATTCGTGATGTTCCGATATTCGTGGGCGTACAGGCGAGTACTGTCTTCCTGTTCCAGAATTCCTCTTGACGACCTTGTGCAAGGCTGATCGGATCGCCGGCAGCGCCCGCACTCGCCGGATACTTGTCGATCTCATCGCAAAACAGGTATCGAATCGGAAGCGCCGCCAAGTTGCCGGGCGAACCGCTCGCCACAATCGACAGATGCCCGCCGGGGAAGTCCTTGTAGTCTACCGTATTTCCGGAACTGCGACTCTTAGACGGTGATATTTTAGACGCAAGACAAGGCGTCGCCGAAATCATCGGCATCAATCGAATCTTAGAAAACTTCCGGCAATCCGTGTCCCGGTACTGGACCACCAGGATCGGACCCGGATCTTTATCCACCGCGTAACCGATGCAGTTTTGGACTGTCTCAGTTTTAAGCGTTTGCCGAGCCACCATCAGGACGATGGTATGCACCTTTGGATCGGTAAAAACATCCATCGGCTCGCGCTGATACGGCCTCGTCACCCACTCGCCGTTCTGCGCGCTCGACTTCGTTACCAGCCGCCGGTTCTTATCTGCCCACTCCGTTACCGTGAGCCGTTCTGGCGGCGCTAGCAGGCCGGTAAGCTGCTCGACTAACCGTTCTGCGCTGGCTTGGTACTTGGTTTCCATCTCGACAATTCGCTCAGCAGCTTGTGGCCTTCGTCGGCCATCATCCCTTGAATTACCGCCGCGTTCGTTTCCATCGATAGCATTGGAGCGAGCTTGCTACCCATCGCCAGTACACCGTTACTTATCGACTTCAGTAATTCCCCGACCGTCCCGATTACGTAATCCGTTTCAATGATCCGGCCTTCATCAAGCGCCAGTTGATTCGCCGTCATTTGCCGGCGCAAATCCTCATGCTCAGTTCGGATCTGATGATAGCCGCGCTCCAGCGACGGATAGTCACCAGCCAATCCTAACTTCGACGGGCGAACCGGATCTTTCGATGCTTCGAACTCTGCCAGCACCTGCTCCGGATCGTACTTCCCATCCTCGTTGCGCGTGATCCGCCCCTCTTTTGCCAGCGCCCCGAGCCTCTGCCATGAGATTCCCAGCAGTTTGGCAGTTTGCCGGGAATTCAGGAGTTTTTTCGCTGATAATTCGTTAACGCTTGTGTTTTCAATCACTTGGGGATATTTTCCGCGCGGGCGTGAAAACTAGAAACCTTCGCCAAACCTTCTTAGCTATGAAA